ACATCTCGATGGCAGGTTCGATTGGTGGAATCATCAAGTCGTGGACGGCTAATTTCACACGACCTTCTACAGACATCACAGGATTTGGCAATGCGACAAAGAACCGTGCGGTCGGACTGATCGACATCACAGGCTCGATGAGCGGATTCTTGGATACGGGCACTTCGCCTACGGTCGCATTCTCGGGCAACACTGCAGCCGTCCAGATCCTATTGAGCGCAGAAACAAGCACGACCGCATCGAATGCAAATGCGATGATCTTCTCTGCAATCATGGACTCGATCAGCGTTGGAGTTGCGGTCGATGGAGAGGCAACTTTCTCGGCGAACTTTGGCATCGCAAGTACAGCGGCATCATTTGCCGTTGCTACAGCAATAAGCACAACAACCCCAAACACAAGTTATGCAGTTGTTTATGTTTGGGCTTAATACAAAAACACCTTACTAGGAGATTCAAATGGCAGGAATGAGTGGAGTCGGCGGAAATATTGCAATGTCGGGATGCATCGGTGGAGTCATTAAGTCATGGACTGCAAACCTGACCAGACCATCGACAGATATCACAGGGTTTGGCAACGCAACCAAGAATCGTGCAGTCGGTCTCATTGATCTGACAGGTTCGATGTCAGGATCGCTTGCAGACAATCTATCTCCAACGCTTGCATTTTCGGGCAACACAGCAGCAGTTTCCCTCACGCTTGGATGCAGTGGACCAGGCACGACTGTCAACACTTTGACATTTGACGCAATCATTGATTCGATCAGCATCGGGGTTGCGGTCGACGGCGAGGCAACCTTCAGTGCCAATTTTGGCATCGCATCGACTGCTACAAGTTTCGCAGGTGCAGTCTCTGTCGCATGGTAAATTTGACGCATGAGCAGCGATATCTTTGGCATTGAGTCTCCTGACGATGTGAAGTGTGAGTTTGAGTACAAGGGCGTTGTCTATCCAAGATGGATCGGCAAAGGTGCGCACATGCCACGATCAGAGATACTGAAGATCGCAATGTTGTCGGCTAATATCTGCCCAACGAAAAGGGATGATGTCGTGCGTGTTACTATCAAAACACGAAAGGAACTCGCACGATGGAAACCAACAAACCAAAAACCCGCTTGGTAGCAATCGGTCGGCACATGCTCTCGTGTCTCTCTGCCAACGACTACATTGAGATCGGAGAGCGCAGATGGCACGCACTGCACAATCGAGCGCAGGAGATGCTCGAGGACTCTCGTGCGGACTCGGCGCAGCGGGTCGAGTGCATGAAGGCGATCTACGACCTGCGAGACCGTACGACGCAGCTGGCGATCCAACACGGCGCAACGCTTGAAGGTGCGCTTGAGGTGATCGAGCACGCCTGCAAGAAGGCAAAGGTTGACGGCAGCGAGGCGATTGCGTTGATGCAGCCCGAGGTGGTCGTGTCGACTGCGCTCGCACTGTTCGGCATCGATCTCGATGCGGAGTCTTCAAGCCCAAAATGACAGCGGGGAGCGGCGACCTCGACTGGCATTCGCTCGCCGCATTTGTTTCGCACTACGCTCCCGGCTCGACTGATCCGATGGAGTTGCCAGTGGATCGACTGCTTGCAATTGCACACGCAACGAGTGCGCTACTCGTGCGCAACGCAGAGGCACAAACGCAGAGCATGCGTAGGATGAGATAGCACTATGAATCCGACACTCGAAGTTCAGATCACGGCGAAACTCGACAAACTCGATGCGGGTCTAAAGGTTGCTGAAGCAAAGGTAAATCAAAGTGCGCAGACGATGGGCAAGGCAGGTGAAAAAGCTAGTGCAGCTTTTGGGCAAAGTTTTGCTGCAAATCTGCCGATGATGATGGTCGCCACAGCAATAGCGCACACCGTGGGGAACGGCATTCTTCAAGCAGTCAAAGATAGCAACGCAGGCAAGAGCGGGACAGAAATCGGGCTTGGTCTTGCGCAGGGAATTGTTGACGGTGCGAAATCCTTGCCAGTCGTTGGCGTTGTGTTTGGCATCCTTGATGAGATGGTCAACGGTGCAGAACGAGCTGCAGAGTTGATCACCAAAAAGGTCGGCGGAGCACTTGGAAAGCAAATTGACTCTACCAAGGCGATGATGGATTCTCTGAAAAGTTTTGCGCAAGGCACAGATCAAATCATTGCGAAGACATCTGCTGGTAAAGATCCGATGAAAATGCTTACTGCACAAGCAGACATAACAGGTCAGGCAGATCAAGAACAAGTCAATACACAGAAGGAACTCGAACAGCAAAGACATGTCGACAAGATCGCTGCAATCAATTCCAAATATGACGCAATACAAAACAGCCCTGACTTTGAAGTCAAGGTGACATACTCAGAAAAGAAAAGAAATGATGCGATACAAAAGGCAAGGGCACAACATCGACAACAGTTGAACAAGATTGACGATGAATCAGTCAGACGAGATAAGGCACGAGACGACGAATACAACGCAGCAGCCAAAGAGATCAACGAGAAGGCCGCTGCAGACAAGAAAACATTGGACGACAAGGCTGCAGCGGACGCTGAAAAAGCCTCTGCTGCATTAGTCGCAATTACAAAGAAGCAGAAGCAAGACGAGTTTGATGTCGCAATGCAAGTGCAGCAGGACATCATCGACGCAAACAAAGAAGCGCAGGCACAGATCGACAAGATCGGCCGTGTCGATCAGATGGCAGGACAGGCTGCGCAAGGCATGATCAGTAGCGGACAGACTGCGCTCGGTCAGTTCAACTTTGCGCAAGCAGGCGCAGGCGGAACTGCAATGGACATGGCGAAGAAGCAAGTGGCAAGCCTCGAAAAGATCGAGGCGGCAACTGCCGAGCAGGTTCGACTCACGAAAGAAAATAAGGGCTTCCAATAATGGCAACGGTCTACGAACTTTTCTCCAGTCGCAAGTATCTCAACAACGAGGGCAAGCCTCGTGCGGAGCAACAGTTTGTTGTTGTTGATGCTGCGACCGAGGGCGATGTCGTTGCGCTGTTCGGCACAACCTTGCCGGGCGAATATGCGCACTACCCAAACGATGGTGCGTTGCCATACGACATGCTGGCATTCGACTACTCGATCACGAAAGATCCGAGCGCAGTCAGCACATGGCAAGTCACGATGCGCTATCGAGCAGAAATCGGCGCAGCGCAGGCGTTCAACAACCCGACATCACCACTCCTCGAGCCTAGCGAGGTTGGATATCGCACCGCTCGACTCTCGATGCAGGCGGAATTCCGTGACTTGTGGCGTGACTTCGCATCGGTCACGGCATTGCAGGCGGTTGCAAGTGGCGACTACTCGGTCACGGACATCGGCGGGAGTTCAATTGATGCAGGTGGCATTCCACTTTCGACCCTTGTGTACAAGCAGGAGTTCTCCATCCTGATCACGGACTCGTTCCTGCCTGATGCGCAAGCGATCGCAACGCAGATCGGCACACGCAACGCATCGACCTTCCTCAACTATCCGTCAGGCTCGGTCGTGTTTGCAGGATGCAACTGCGAGACGATCCCCGAGGTCGGGCGCAACTCGATCGAGTATCGCTTCATCTACGATCAGGCGTATCACCAGATCCAATATCCGGTGAAGGGAAACAACGGATCTCCGATCCTTGCCGCTGCGACAGCTGGAACAATACTCAAGGGATCAGCCGAAAAGGTTTTCTACAAGCAACCCTTTAAATACACAAGCAACTTCAACAACCTCTCGCAATACTTCACAGGACTATAAACATGGCAGACGAAATCAATATCTCACTCAATGTCGATGTCTCGTCAGGCAACTATCGAGCATCGTTTCGACCAGGCACGATCCAACCTGACATGGCGACGATCAGAGGTTCGGACTTGGTGCAGAACATTACGACTGCAGCATTCCAAGCACTTGGCATTGGCGCAAGCGTCAACGCAGGCGGGTACTTTTGGTTTCGCAATTTGGACACGAGCACAAGCGTGACATTCAATCCGTCAATTCAAATTGCAATGGGCGCAACAAACGGTGCTGGAACTTCGACACCGTTCCTCAATCTTCGACCAGGTGAATTTGCGCTCGGTCGCTGCGTGACAACGACGATGTGCGCTCTGTCGTCGACCGCAACCGCCAATCTGCAGTTCGGAATTATGTCGGCATGAAACTTCCTCGCTTCACAAGCGGAAGCATCGGGCGACTCGACTACAAGGCCTTGAATCAGGCGTTCACCGCTATCGAGAAGATGGACGGACGAGCGCAAGACATGGGCGAGTATCAAGGCGCACAGCGTGAATCGTTCATCGCAACAATTACAGGGTTGATGACGGACTCGGTGCAAGGCGCAAACCAAACCACTGGACAGGGCACGATCTTCAAGACCTATGTGTACAACTGGAACGAAGTCGACATCTCGTACGGTCTCGACGGATCGAACAGCGGAGTCGGTGTCAGTGACTTGCAAGGCGCACGAGGCATCGACTATGCGAGCGGCGTGACGATCACACCTCCAAAGTCCTACTACCCTGCAATCGAC